GGAGTGCGCCCGGGACACCCTGGGCGAGGACTTCGGCGTCTGGGGCGGCTTGGACCAGAACCAGCGCGCCGCCATACGGCGCGCTATGCCCAGGGCCATCAAGAAGTGGCCGGAGGCCAGCCGCTTGTGCTGGGGCAAGGAAGTGCAGCGTCTGCGCGACGGTGAGGTGAGCTGGAGGGACATCACCCTCCAGACCGGCCTGCCGCACAACGTGGCCGAGACGCTCGCCACGCAGTGGCGCGTTCACCTGATCGAGACCGAGAACCAGCCGAAGGTCATCGACCTGCCCTTGCCCGAGCCGCGGACCCGGGGGCCGGAGTTCCCGGCCAAGCCGGGTGGGCGGCACGCATGGGTGCGGCACAACGGCCGCATGTCAGACGCGATCTACCGGGGCGAGACCCCGTCAGGGGTCTGGATCTTCGTAACCGTCTACTCCGGGCACGGCCACGTCAACAAGTGGGTGCTGCGCGAAGACGTGCAGATCTACCACCCCCAGCCCGTGATCATCATGTCCAAGCGCAGGGAGGAGGCGGATGAGCCCGCCGAACAGCCGGCTGCCTAAGAACACCAGCCACAGCGCCCGTGAGCAGCTTGAGCGGTGCGCGAAGGCGTACTTCCTCACCCGCATCGCCAGAGCCCCCAAGAGGCCCGCCCTGTGGCTTGCCGGGGGCTCTGCGGTCCACGAGGTGACCGAGCTGTGGGACCTGCACCCGAAGGCGGGGACGAAGGACTTCGCCTTCGATGTGGATCTGATCTGGAGGAACCAGTTCAACGCCCAGCTCGAAGAGCTGCGCGCCAAGGAGCCCAACGAGAACATCTGGCGCCGCTCTCAAGCGGAACCCATCGCGGCCTGGAACGTCCTCGGGCCACAGTTCGTCCGCTCGTACATCGACTGGCGCCAGCGCTCCCCCTGGGAGATCTGGACCACGCCCGATGGGCAGCCGGCTATCGAGCTGGACGTGTCGGGGATACTCCCCGGCTGCCCGGTGGAGATCAGGGCGTACCTGGACCGGGTCTTCTGGGACCCGGTCTTCAAGAAGCACCACATCCTGGACCTCAAGACCGGCAAGCGGGCGCCCAAGAACGCCGACCAGTTCGGCACGTACGGCGCCCTGCTGAAGGTCATGTACGGCATCGACGTGGACAGCGGCGTTCCCTTCATGAACCGCAAGGGCGGCTTGGGCAAGCCCTTCGATCTGACCGAGTACACGCCCGAGTACGTGGGCCTCGTCTTCGGCGAGGCCTGGGAGCAGGTGGAGCGCGGGGAGTTCCCCGCGAACGGCTTCGACTCGGAATGCTTCATTTGTGATGTCGAGGCCGCCTGCGCGGCCCGCGGCGGGCCCTTGGCGCATCTCTACGACCCGGACCACCCGGGCCATGTCAGCAACCAGCCCCAGTTCTGACCAGTTCGGGTGGGCCTCGTTCTACGAGGAGCCCGAGCAGTACGTGAAGGACAAGGCCGACGCCGACCAGCGGGCGCTTCACGCAGAGCGCGAGCGCCGGGCGCGGCTGGCCGTTCACACGGCCCTCGGGATCCTGCGCGAGCGCGGCCTCTTGCGAGAGGACCGCCTGAGCTACACGCGGATCTGCGAGCTGGAGCACGAGACCGAGATCGTCACCGGCTCGTGGACCGACTACCTCAACGCGCTCCATGAAGCGGAGCTGGAAGACAGGAAGACAAGACAGTGAGCCCCACCATGTCCTTCAGCGCCGCCCTGGACCTCTTACTGCGCCGGGCCTGGTTCCTGCGTATCGAGGCAGAGCCGCCGGTTGCCTACGACGACCCGCAGCGCGATCCCAACTACTGCTGGACGCACAACATGATCTATCCCGCCTGTGCGGACATGCACTGAGGAGCAGTGATGAGCTACCGCCACTCCAGCTACCGGAAGTTGAGCAAGATCCTCATGAGGGTCAACGGCATGCCCGCGGCTGATGCCGCACAGGCCGTCAGTCCGGCCGAGATGGCCCGTGTCGTGCACTGGTCCAACCTGGCGCCTCACCCCAAGCCTCCGGGCTGGGGCAAGCCCAAGAGCCAGCGTGCTGCCTGAACCAGGAGAGCGGCGCTTTTACGCGAAGGTCGCTCTACCGAACGGCCGCGGCTGCATGCTCTGGCTGGGCTGCCAGTCCGGCCCCTACGGACAGATCAGGGTGGCCGGCCAGCTGTACTGGGCCCATCGCATGGCGTACGAGCTGGCCTACGGCCCGATACCCGAGGGGCTCCAGGTCGATCACGTGAAGGCCAAGGGCTGCATAAGCACGCTATGCGTGGCGCCCGATCACCTGGAGGCCGTGACGCAGGCGGAGAACATGCGCCGGGGCAACTGCCCATCGGCAGTCAATGCCCGCAAGACCTGCTGCCCGCAGGGCCATCCGTACGACTGCACCAGCCCGCAGGGCAAGCGATCGTGCCGGCGCTGCAAGAGGCGGCAGAACCGCGCCCGCCGGAAGGCGGCGCTGTGATCGATTGCGACTGTGGCCTCTGCTGCGAGGCCTGCGGTCCTCACGACCGCGGCTGTATCCGTTTCGAGATCGAGAGCAAGGAACAAGATGACTGACACGACCACCGAGACCGTGGGCCCCGACACCGAGGCCGAGGGCTGGGGCGTTGACGCGCCGGCCGTGACGTACCCCGAGTACTCGGACCGCCCGCACAACCACAACTTCACTATCTCGCTGGACGGCCGCGGCCCGATGTTCGCGATCCGCGCGCAGACGGCCGAGGAGTTCAACGCCCGTCTCCAGGAGCTGGAGGACGCGGGCACGCTCACCATGGTGGCGTCCGTGTACAGCCACATGAAGGCCGAGATGGCCATAGCTCAGGGTCTGGGCCCGGTGACCCCGGTGGGGCCGCCCCAGGGCGCTCCTGCGCCCGTGCAGCCCATGCCGCTGCCGCAGTCTCCCCAGGCTCAGTACCCGGTGGGTCCGCCGGTCCCGAACCAGGGCCCGGCTCCGGCGCAGTGGCAGAACGCGGGCGCTCCGGCCCAGCAGGGCCCGCAGAACCAGGAGTACAAGAACGCGGGCTGGTACCGCCTGGACGTGCCCTTCCCGAAGAAGGGCCAGTTCGACGGGATCGTGGCGCAGTACCAGCTGCGCAAGGGCCGCCCGTCCGAGGGCGGGTCGTACTCCTTCAACTCCAAGGGCGAGAAGGCCTGGTACGTCTCGCCCGAGGTCGCGGGCGCCTTCCCGATGTTCTCGCCCATGCCCGCGTAGGCCATGACTTCCCTTCAGCCTCTCCTTGGCGCCACACTGGCGCCGGGGAGAGGGGGTGTGATGGACCATCGACTGTCGGACTACGACAAGAAGCGCCTGGACGAGATGAACTCGGCGAACCTGCCGGCCTTCTGGCTGGCTTACCCGGTCGTCGTCTTCGGGGGGTTCTGGCTGCTGATCCGAGTCCTGGACTGGATCGGGTAAAACGTGCAGAAAGCATCCCGACGGGTGCGCAAGGGGGCAGTGGGCGTTGACCCGCTGCCCCCTGCGTTTTCCTCGTGGGCAGAGCGCAAGTTGCGCTTCTATCCCAAGAACGTGCACATGATCAGCGGCAGGCCCGGGTCGTTCAAGACGATGCTGGCGCTCAACGCCATCGTCAACATGGGCTTGCCGACGCTCGGGTTCTCCAACGACTCGGACGACCTGACGGTCTTCTCGCGGCTGCTCGCGATCGACACCGGTCAGCTGTCCGAGGACATGGAGGACTGGATCAGCTCGAACCCCGACGAAGCCGCGCTGGCGCTCGGGAAGTTCGACTTCATCGACTGGAACTTCTTCGCGAACCCCACGATGGATGACGTCTGGCTGGAGACGTACGCCCACCACGAGGCCAACGGCCAGTGGCCGAAGGTGATCCTGGTCGACATCCTCAAGAACGTCCAGCTGGACGGAGGCGGGGACGAGTGGGCGAGCCTGCGTGAGGTGATGCTCCAGTCCCTGGTCCTGGCCAGGGAGACGGACGCTGCCGTGATCCTCGTGCACCACGCGACAGACGGAGCACGGGGGTACCCCGTGCCCACCCGGGCCGAGGTGCTCGGCAAGGTCGGCGCCCTTCCGGCGCTGATGGTCAACGTCGGCATGGACGCCGACAACCAGATGTGGGTGGCGGGCGTGAAGGTCCGTAAGGGCAAGTCCGATCCGGACGCCAAGAACGCCTTCCGCATGACCGTGCAGCCCGAGTGCGCACGCGTCGGCGACTACGTACACGTACCCCAGATCCGCGTCCCTTCGTACGGGGGCTGGGGCGGAGGAGAGGACTGGAACTGATGACGGACCTGTTCGAGGAGCCGGGAAGCTCCAAGCTCACCGTTCAGAGCGCCTGGCGGCGCGTGATGCTGAAGGCCCCACCGGGGCCGGGCCGCTCACGCCACGTCAGCCTGGAGGAACTCCAGGGGTTCATCGACCGCGCGAAGGCCGAGGCCTTGAGCGTGACCGAGGGAGACGCCGGGAAGTACGTCCGCTGGTACGAGGGTCGGAGCGTCGCCCTCATGGACTCGCAGCTCTACATCGACACGCCCTGGGGTGAGGCGCGGTGACCTGCGGATGGAGGCTCCACAAGTGGGGCCGCTGGACAGTCGAGAACGTGACGGGGACAAACACCAAGACCGGCGTTTCGTACACGGTCGGCGCGCAGTGGCGCGAGTGCCAGCGCTGCGGCAAGCGGAAGCAGGTGGAGATATGACCTGCCGCTGGTTCCACCGCTGGGGCAAGTGGGAGAGCGAGTACGAAGAGGCCCCCCTCGGGGCGATGACCGTCTGGGAGTGGCGCGTACGCCACTGCGAGCGCAAGCGCTGCGACATGTTCGAGGAGGTTCCGCGGTGCGTGTCATTGTCACCGGAAGTCGCGCGTGGCCTGACCCCGTGAGGGTCGCCCACGAGCTGACCACGCTCTACCTCCAGCACGGGCCCTTCACGCTCATCCATGGCGCCTGCGCCACGGGCGCGGATGCCGCGGCCCATCACTGGTACGAGACGGCCGGCGCGGACCTCGGATGCATCGAGGTCCGGTACCCGGCCGACTGGGAGCAGTTCGGCAAGAGAGCAGGGCCCATCCGCAATGAGCAGATGGTGAGGGAGGCGGGCGCCGATCTGGTGCTCGCCTTCCCGCTTTTCGACAGCCGCGGCACGCGGCACACGATCGACCTCGCCCGCGAGGCGGGCATCCCGGTACAGGAGATCAGAGCATGAGCGAGCTGAGATTCGAGGGACCGCCACCCGTGCGGACCGCTTCCCTCAAGGGCCGTCACATCGCCGCGGCCAAGCAGTTGGAGGAGCGGCCCGGGGAGTGGGGGATCGTGGGCGTCTACGCCCACAGCGGCTCCGCTTCGGCCGTGGCCCGGCAGGTGCGCGCGGGGCTCATACCCGCGTACGCCCCGCCCGGGACCTTCGAGGCCATGGCCCGCACGGTCGACGGTGAGGCGCGCGTGTACGCCCGCTTCGCGGGCGAGCCCGATGAGTGACAACCACACGGGCCTCCCGCACGACCTGCCCGAGTACGAGCCGAACGTGACCCCCGCGAAGCCCGCTCCAGAGGAGACCGTCAAGGTCGCCCTCGGGGACGACTACTACCAGGGCGCCTACTTCCGCGCCGTGGACGGCTTCCTGGACTACGAGGTACCCAAGTCCCAGCTGGAGCGCTGGGAGGCCGCCCAGGCGGCCTACGGCGCTATGCAGGACGAGATCGAGCAGGTAATGCGCGAGCAGTCGCGCCGCGTCCTGGCGCTCATGCTGGAGCGCCGCAAGGGGCAGCCCAACACGGTATCGAAGCTCGTCCAGGCCGCGTACGAAGACGCCATTACGCGGATGCTCCAGCAGGCTCCGCTACTGCGGAGGAAAGAGGGCGAGTGAGCACCAAGAGCAAGGCCAAAGGCACCGCAGCGGAGACCGCGGCCGTGCGGTACCTCAAGGAGGTCTTCCCGGCCTGCGAGCGACGTACCTTGTCCGGCAGCAAGGACCGGGGCGACATCGCCGGAGTGCCTCGCACGGTCGGCGAGGTCAAGGCGGCCGTCAAGATCGAGCTGGCCAAGTGGCAGCGCGAGACGCTGACCGAGATGGAGAACGCCGGGGAGCCCAACTGCTTCTTGCTGATCAAAGTCCCGTACAAGAGCGTCGCGAAGTGGGACTTCTGGATCCCGGCCTATCAGGTCGGGTTGGAAGACCGGTCCTTCACGCCCGAAGAGAAGCTGCCGGAGGTCTGCCGATGGATCCACATGGACTTCG